GGATGCTTGTTTCAAAACGGGTATTAGTAGTTTGATAGGGCAGACAAGCGGAAGCGTGTTTTTTGATTTTACCGTTGACAGCGTAACGCAACCAGGCGACCCCGTTTTATGGTATATGAAAGACGGCGGTGCGGGTGAGCGTTATGTTGAATTATATTCAAATGGAAATTTGGTATATGCAGAAATTGACGGGAGTGGACCGATTGCAACAATTACAAAATCCTCATTAACTGTTGGTCGTCATAAATGTGCGATTGCATATGCAACAAACGATTTTGTTTTCTATGTTGACGGGGTGCAAATCGGAACGGACACAAGTGGAACACCGAACGGATTTAGCACATTTGGTTTGCAGTATTATTTAAGTGTTTACACGGGTCAACAAAAAGTAAACCAAGCGGCAATTTTCAAAACCCGCCTAACCAACGCGGAACTCGCATCACTAACCACAATTTAACACAATGAAATTCCAAAAATTCGAATTTACCCCCACCGAATGGGCAACCCTTCGCAAACTTATAGAACAAACCACAACCAACCCCGAGGGAGGCGAAACAACCACCTTCAAAGATTGTGCGGTAGTTGAGTTGGGATTTTTACCAATTACCCCCGCAGTCATCAAAGATATGGAGGTAATTACCCCCGCAGTTTTAAGCGACAAATGGGCGGTTGACATTTTGTTTTACACCGAACCACCCGCAGAGTTTACTCCGTTCGAGGTTTGGCCCGACCCGATGGGGATTCACACATTCAGCGGTGATGATAATTTGTACCTGGTTGGGTATTGTGCCAAGTTCCCCGATTCACCATATTGTGTAATTCCCGATCCCGTAATCTAATGACCGCCCCGAAAAATGCTTTGCCCGTCAATTTTGACCAATTTCGTAAGAACCCAGTTGCTGCCGTTGCTTTTTGTATGCTGTTGGCTGTGGGGTATCTTTATATTGACCTTCGTTCGGGGTACAAAGAACAAATTGAAAAGGCCAATGCAAAGATTGAGGCGTTGGATATCAAGATTGACAAATTGAGTTATGCCCTTAAAAAGTCGGATTCGTGTTTGGCAAGTGCCATGACCGAGATTCGTATAATGCAAACGATGAAAAAACTATGAAGAACGCATTGATTGTTTTCACGGCCCTATTCATTACGGGGTATTTGTTCACAAGCGTAAACGCAAAACAAAGCCCTACAATTGACGAAATTGATGCGTTGCTATCCAAGGTATCAAAAAACATTGAAAGTGCGGGAGAATGCACGAAAATGGCTCAAACGATGAATGCAAAGATGGTTGAATCAAAGGTTGCAGAAAAGGAAGCGTTAAAAAAGGAAGTTGCCCAGGCGGAAGCCAAGGCGGAAAAGTATGCAAACACCATGATTTTTATGGGCATTGATACGGCGGATTTAGACACGGCATCCATTTCAAACATGATTAAATTAAACGGGTTGTAATGGCAAAGGTTTCCAACACATCAACATTTCGTGCCAAGCCCAAACGCAAATTGGGAAGGCATACGAAGTCAGTTAACAAACACAAATCATCCAAACCATATAAAGGCCAAGGCAAATGAAAAAGATATTCGAGATTTTCAAAGGCGATAAAGGCGAATTGAGTTCCAAGCGGTTCGTGGGAATCATTGGGGCGTTCGTACTATTCGGAACGATGGCACACAATTCCATGTCACCACAAGATATTGCACCATCCAAAGAATTGGTGGAGGCGGTGGAATGGATCGTGATAATGTCATTGGGTTTTACATCAATTGATAAATTCAGCAAACAAAATGAAAATTAAACAAGTACCATTTCGGGCATACAATCGCGAAGCGGTGAAGAAAACCCAGGTGTATTTACACCACACGGCGGGAAACGGAAGCGGTGAACAAACCTTTGCGTATTGGGAAAAGGTAGCCAACAAGGTTTCAACTTGTGTTGCCATCAGTACGGATGGAACAATTGTGCAAGGATTTGGAAGCGAGTATTGGGCTTATCATTTGGGATTGGGAACAAAGCATTTCCAACCTTTGGGATGTCCTTATTTGCCATTAGACAAAACATCAATTGGTATTGAGGTTTGCAACTGGGGTCCGTTGACCAAAAAAGGCACAAAGTATTACAACTATGTGGGCGGTGAAATACCATCAAGCGAAGTAACCGAGTTGTCAACGGCCTACAAAGGATACAAGTTGTGGCATAAGTATACCGATGAGCAGATTCAATCCGTAAAGGACTTGTTGATCCTATGGTCAACCAAATACGGCATCCCATTGGAATACAATGAAGATATTTGGGCAGTAACCAAACGGGCATTGAAGAATGAACCTGGCGTTTACACACACAATTCAGTTCGCCCAGACAAAGCGGATGTGTACCCATGCCCAAAATTGATTGCCATGTTGCAGTCACTCACAAAGGATTAAGGCCATTCACAAAGAAAGTGGGTTAATTCTCACTTTTTTTTAATCTTTTTCTATTTGGAATTTGGAATTACAAATTGAATGGATGTATATTTGTTCTATGAAAATGACAAACAACAAAAAATTCAACGCAGTAACGATTGGTGATGTGGTTACATTTGAGCAACGCGGTATGGTAGAACAAGGGATTGTGTGTGAGGTAACCGACAAAACATTTGTGATTCGTGCATTGGTTTATTTTAAGAACATCAATGGTGTTGGAACATACACAACCAAGCATTACCACTTCCACAAAACGGGTACAAAAACCCACCATCGTTATACACACGGCAACGCAATCGCCATCACAAGCACAATTAACATCATGGGGGCTTAATCGCCCCCAATAATTTTGTATTACAAATAACAAATTGTATATTCGCATAAGACAAATAACACTATGGATATTATCTACCTAATCATTTTAACGCCCATCACCATTGCGGTGATGTATGCGTGGCATTGTATCAAACGCAATTCCAAGCGTTTCCAAAACATCGAGGAAGCCAAGCCCTACCAATTTGAACGCGATGAAATCATCCCCGAATTTGATGAGTTCACCCAAATGTTAGTTCAACGCAGAATGTACAAAGGGAGGGCCGACAAATGAAAATCCTTTACCCCTTAAACTTTCTATTCGCTGATGAAATGGAACAAGTGGTTGGAGTAATCCAAAAAAGCGAATACATGAGCCAATCAATCGTGGTTGTAGAAAAGCGTTATTTCAAATCCCCAGGTACGGACATTGATAGCGGTGCAATGGTTTTGGAAATTTCCGAAATTGGATTGCTTTATCACCTTGGCGTGGCGGTTGGCCTTAGCAAGATACCATTTTAATTTTATGACAACATACGAAGCACTAAACGAAGTATTCAGCAAATCAAACAAAGAGTTATCCGAATTACTACAAACCAATTATTACACAGTTACAACCTGGAAATTCCAATTCAAGCGTAACGGGTTATCAATGGAAAAGCAATTTGAGATTTTACAAAAACTAAATTACAATCTAACAAATCAAATATCATGGAACAAAACAAAAGAAGTGCGGTAACCAATGTAACCGCCAACGGAACTTACAACGGCCAATATGGTATGTTGTACAAATTTCAAGTGTCATTCGCCAACGGAGATGTGGCCGAGTACAACGCCAAAACCCAAAACCAAACCAAATTTGTGGTGGGCCAGGAAGTGGATTATGTGTTAACGGATCGTGAGTACCAAGGCACAATTTATTACAAGTGTAAACCCTCCGAGGTTCAACAAAACGCATTTCAAGGTGGCCAAGCCCCAAAACCAAAGGATCCAGAAACGGGCAAACACATCATGCGTATGAGCGTGTTAAAAGTTGCGGGGGATTTGGCCATCAATGGCGACATCAAGTTGCAAGAGGTATTGGCATACGCCCAAATCTTTGAACAATATGTTTTGACTGGAACGGATACCTTATCACAATATAAACCCACATCAAAGTTTGAAAGTGACGATTTACCATTTTAACAAATAGATATGACACAACAACAATTATTTGGCCAATTCACAGAGGAGGAGTTGGCCACATTGAAACAAGCATCGGAGATTTTGAACCGATTGTTTCAAGGACACAAACCGAAACAAACCCGTGGTTGGAGGGTTCGCCAATCAACCCGTGATTTCATGGAAGATGTACAAAGATTCTATGGCAAAGAATGGGTGTATCGTTACGATGAAGAATTCATCAAAATCCAGGCAAGGCATCAAGTCAGCGAGTTATCAAATTGGTTGAAGATGTACGAAAAAGGTGGTTTCATTGATGTGGTTCGCGTTCAAAACACAAACCGAAACATCGTTAAATTTAGATTCGTATGAAACACATGATTGAAACATTGAGCGATACAATGTTGGAAGTTGGGGGCGGTAATTATTGCCCCCTTCAATTCCACATCGAGTTGAAAGAACTTGCCGATACCATCAAGAACTTTCAAGATCAAATCAAACCATTGGCATTGAACGAAGCATCCAAATGGAACGGGCAAGTGTACATGGGTTATGAGATTACACGAAAAGCGGGTGCGGGGCGTTATTCATACGACCACATCCCCCAGGTGGTGGAACTCAAAAACGCATTAAAGGAACGCGAGAAACTGCACCAAATGGCTTACAAGAACATGAAC